TCCAGACGTTCTCGACGACTGCATGGCAGTCATGCGCTGGATGCTTGGCTTGGCTCTCGACGACTGCATGGCAGTCATGCGCTGGATGCTTGGCTTGGAACTTGCGGATGAAGTCCCGGAGCCGGATGGCGTCGACCCAGCCGCCGAGGCCGACTGGCATGTCATGGATGGCGACGAGGTTCCCCGGATCAAGAAAGCAGATGGCCCCACGCAATCCAGGATCGACGGCGATAATTCTTGGCATTATCGTCAGTAGTCCCACGACCAGGGAAAGCAGATGGTCCCACGAAGGCGTTGCGGTTGGCCCTCAATCACCAGACCGCTAGTGCCACAAGCCCCTGGTGCCCCTAGAAAGGCACTGGGGGCTATTTTGTCTATCCGGGACATGGGAGGGCCTCCGGCAAAACGCTCACCAGCGGCCTCCCCTGGCCTTCCTGGAGGCGGTTGCGTCTAGGCTGCCCCCTCGACCTGCTCGCGCTCATCCCCGGCCACCCCAGCCTCTGACAAGCTGACGACGTTCTCGGCACCCGGTCGCCGGCCACGAATGCGATCGACCTCGTCATCCTCGAATATATCGCCGGTCCGCTCTGAACCGAATCTGAGCGCCACAAGGTAATAGTCCTCGTCCTGCTTATCGATCCATTGCTTGTCAGGATCGCCGCGAAAACGGGCCACTGCCTTCTTGAAGGCCCGCGGATTGAGGTTGTTCTTGTCTACTGCTGTCTTCACCGCCTCGCCAAGGATGCCCATGGCAGAGGTCGATCTCCTTCTGGCCTGCTCCTCGATGCTGGCGAGTTCCCTGAGCTTGGTCGCCGAGGTCATCTTACGCTCTGATGATTGCCCACTGTTTTGCGTCTTTCTTTTTGCTCCCGCCACGACTGATCCTCCTCTACGAGCAATCCAATGGCATACCGGATTGCATCCTGACGTGAGGGCATAGCTTGCTATATCCTCCGCCAATTGTCGAGCCTTTCCAACAAGTCAGGCTGCATTCGCACTGTGATCTGCTCGCCAGTTTGCGCCGGCCGGTGCAGCTCATAAGCGCGGCCAAGCAGGTGGAAAATCCGCCTCATGGCCGTGCTCCCTTTTCAAGAGCAGCCTCAACCAGCTGCCGGATAGCGGCCGGAACACCTGGCGGATCGTTTTGCTTTCGCCTCCAAGCATTGATTTTCTCCAGCAATTCCGGCCGCAGACGGATCAGGACCGGCCGGCTGACTTCCTTCGACTGAGGAGATTTTTGTGATTTCACAATTTCAACTCCTTGACATCCAAGATTGAAAGCGAGATATCATTATTTCATTGATTCGGTCAAGGACAACCACATGGCAAATTACGACTACTGGAACGCCAAGATCGCCGGCAAAGAGGCGACAGCCTTCATCGACCAGCCGGAACTGGGTTGGTACCGCATGCGCCAGGAAAAGAACGGCGTTCCGGTTCCGGTCCATATCTTCGAGGAATTCGACGGCACCATCGTCGCCCAAGTCGGCACAAGCCTACTTATCGACCATCGAGCCGCCGAAACCTGGAACCGGTGCTGCGATCAACCGATCACCAGGGCTGAATACGAACGCGTCGCCAAAGACGGCCTGCCTTGGAGCGATATCGATGCCAGCCTAATGGACAGACCAGGAATAGGCCATAACCAGCCGGTCGAGCTGACGCCGCTTGAGACCTTCAAAGACCAGATCGCCTCGGCGCTCGCCGGCGTCGACGAGTACAAGACGATCGCTAGCGATGAGCAGGCCGCCAGGGCGCAGACCAAGCGGGCCCGCCTCCTCGAGCTGTCCAAAAACGCCGACGAGCAGCGGAAAAAGGAAAAGGCGCCTTGGCTTGCCACTGCACAACAGATCGATGGCCGCTGGCTGCCGACTATCAACAGCGCCAGCGAGGCTGCCACCGCTATCCGGCTAGCAATGCAGGCTTGGGAAGACAGTAAACGAGCTGCAGCCCCCAAAGAATATGCCCCTGCGCCGATCAAGGGCGCCGTAGGACGAGCCGCCTCGGTCAAGGTTGTGCCAGTGGTCGAGATCGTCGATCAACTCAAGGTCTACAAACATTTCGCCGGTCACGAAGCTGTCGTCAGGGTACTTATCGATCTGGCGCAAGACGCATTCGACCATGGCACCAAGGTTCCAGGAATTAAAATTCAGCAGAAGGCACAAGTTCGATGACCCTACCTCCACGCCGCACCGCAGAGGCTACTAAGGAGGCGCCGGCTTCGCAGCTCCCCACCATCAAGCCAGAAGGGAATGGGCAGGTGGCGCCGGCCGCAGCCGCCCGCTCGACAGAGCCACCGCTGCCGCAGACCCCCGTCGCCAATCTTACCGCCGCGATCGCCGCCATCATGACTGAGATCGGCAGTATCCCAAAAGAGGGATACAACCAATTTCACAAATATAGATACGCCAAGGTTGGCGATATCTTCGACAAGCTCACCCCGCTGCTTGGCAAGCATGGGGTAATTATCATCCAGGATGAGATATCGAGGGGATGGATTGATAAAGACAGCAAATTCATCAGGGTGACCTACCGTTTCACCATTGCGCACAAAAGCGGCGAGGTCTGGCCGCAACAGCCACAGAAGAGCGCTATCGCCCAGATATTTACCGAAAAGGGCGGTACTGACGACAAGGCATTCAATAAGACAGCGGTGCAGGCACGCAAATACTTTGCCGTCGATATGTTTAACATCCCCACTGTGGATGCGGAAAAGGATGACCTCGACGCAGGACCGCAGGCGCAGCAGGATGCACCCTATCAGCAAGCCAGAGCAGAAGCGCCACCACGACAGCGGGCACAGACGACGCAGACGCAGCAGAAGGGCCCCGCACCCGGCTCCTCACGTCCTGAACCTTATACTATCCAGATCATCAAGGGCGAGCAGCCTAAGGATTGGGCCACGCGCTATTTCAAGCTGATGATGGCCTCGCAAAGCCTCGCCGAGGTCGAAGCCTGGGACCGGATCAACAACGAAACCTTGACCAAGGTGCAGGACCAGGACGAGGCCACCTACACCCACCTTTGGAATAACTATCAGTCGATGCGAACCAAATTCGGCGCCAAGCCGGAAGATAAGATCGAACAGCTCGAACCTCCGGTGAAGATGGCTGACGAGCCTGATGTATTCCTCAAATGGCTCGAGCAGCGGGCAGCGCAATTCACCTCAATGCCGCCGTTCAATGAATGGTGGAATACCGTGGTCGAGAAGGGTCTCGAGGGCGCCTTCCCGCCGGATCTTGAAGAAGCGATCAAGATCTTCCAGCGTCATGAGGCAAGGATTGGCGCGGTATGACCGTCAAGACCTTCCTCGTCAAACGCAGAGCCAAATACGTTGGCGAGGTAGGTCTTTTTCCATCACATGAGATGGCGGCTGACGACTTGGCTCTGACTAGCGACGGCACTGAGGTTCTAGTCAAAATCTCATCGCCGAAGAAGCTGCAACAACTCAAAATCGCCTGGGCCCTCGCTCAGCTCGTCGCCGACAACAGCGATGGCCGGTTCGATAAGGACGATGCAATGAATGACCTCTGCAAGCGAGCCAAGTTTACCAAAGAACTGGAAGACCCAAAGACTGGCAAGATCGAAGAAAGACGCAAGTCAATGGAAAAGCTTTCAGAACAGGCGATGCAGCAACTGCTCAACCGGTTCCGGTTCGTCACTGTAAGCCAGATCATTCCTGGCTTGCCGGATGGTACACTGCGTGAAGAGCTCCTGAAGATGGTAAGCAGATGAAGCGCCGCCGGCAGTACATCACGTTGCCTGAACGCCTTGCCGCAGCACTTTCATTGCAACTTCCAGCAGAAATCAGGAACCACCTTCGCCAGGAAAAGGCCAGAGCCAAGGTTATCATCGGCATGTTCGACATGGATCACATTGTGGCCCATTCACTTGGCGGGGTCTCACGCTGGTGGAACCTCACCCCAATGCTTCGCAGTGAGCACCGCACCAAGACCAAGAAGGATGTTGCCGAAATCGCCAAGGTTCGCCGCCTTGACGAAAAATGGGAACCATTCACCAGAGCGATCCGCTCAAAGCGCAAGCCAAGAAAGAAGAAAGCGTGGCCCTCAAAGCTCAGTGCTCGCCACCCATGGCTGCGCGTTCCCTAGCCTCAATCTCATGCATTACCGCAACCCCGTTAACCAACCTGCGCCTTTCGATTTCGGCAAGCAACTCTTCGTCGGTGAACTGCTCTATAGACGCAACTTTCCTTTTGTTGCTGTTCTGCTCTTCCTCCGTAGCCCAACGGCAATTACCAGGTTCGTAATTACCGTTAACGTTGATACGATCAAGAGAATGACCAGGACTTGGACGGCGCCCCATGTCCGCAAGAAAATTCTCATACGATTTCAACCATTGCTCACAAATTTTGATGCCTCTGCCCCCATAATTACCATAGCTCTGATGCGTTGGCTTAAGACATCTCTGACGCATCGACATCCAGTATTTGAATTCAGGGGTTGGTGGTTTACTCTCACCATGTCGCCTTAACGATTTGCCATAAAGCCTAGATCGCTCCCTCTTTTGGCAACCGCAAGAAACTGTCCCATGGGGCTTGCGAAGATCATTGCTGGAAACCACAGTCCTCTTGCCGCAATCGCACCGGCATGTCCATATAACCTGATTATTTTTACGGCCTTTCCTCTTCAAGACAAGAAGGCGTCCGTAACGCTGCCCAACTAAATCGATAAGCCTCATCTGCCTTGCGCCTCCCTTTCTCGTTTTTCGATTTCTTGCATAACCTGAAGATATGCCCGTCTCGCCCTGTTCGCTCCCACTATGGCACGTCTTGGCTGGCCATGAGGATCAACCATCCAATTCCGGAACAGATTGGCAAGTTGGGTCCTGTAAGCGTCATCGAGCGCCATACGGTCGAGCTCGCGAATGTGGGCATCGTAAGGCGAAGGCGGCTGCGGCGTTTCCTCCGCAACCGCTGAAGAAATCAGCACCAGCAGGCCAACAATCAGGATCAGGAACCTAGTTGATCGAGATCGGTGGCGGAACCGTCGCCGGCATCGCAGCGAAGCCAGCCGAAGTGATCGTAACCGTACCGGCAAGGCATTCACCTGCTGCCAGCGACAGCAGGCTGGTCGCCAGCAGGAGGCGGCAGAGGTTTTTGCGCAACATTGGCATTCACATTTGCTTTCTCCCTTTGTGCGTCACTGACTTGCTTCTGGATTTTAGCAATAAGTGGGGCGATTTTGCCATAGGGCATCGCCGTCAAAGCATCGTTGAGCAGCTGCATGTCGCTATCGCTGAAGGTTAAAGTGTAGTCATCGGCAGATGCTGCACCTGGAAACATTGTAAGGGCTACAATAAGCGCTTTCCACAAAGTCATTTTTCCTGTTCCTTGGCTTGCAGCTGCTTGCGTAGGTCGGCAATCTGCTTTTGCAGCTCGTCCACTTGCCTGATTGACTCCAGGGTACAGAGGCCGAACTGAGAACCCAAGATCGACACAGCCTTCTGCTCAGAGCTGAGCTGCTGCTGTGCCTGTGCCAATGCCGGAACACAAGCCAGAAGCACAGGCATGACAGCTGATATCTTCAATGCGCCCTCCAGCCATTTGTAGTTACCCCGTCGCAAACAGCGATAATCCATGGAACGGAAACCCCACCACCTGTTAATAGAGTATTATAGGCTGGCGATCCCGCTGCATCAGTAACAATGAAAGCCGCACCGCGTGATGTGGTGGCATTGCATGTTGGCAAGGCACCAACAGTGGTCTGCGAAAGAAAGGTTGCCCCATTGGCAGCAAGCTGCATGCTCTGCGCCGGACCAAGAAACAGATTACCTCCGGTGACCGCCTTGATAAAAGGTATGTTGCCAACCGCATCATATACAATGAATTCATTAGCAGTATCTTTTCCAAGCTGCCACTTGGTTAGCCCGGCATCCATAAAATCAACCCTGGACTGGTTACCGCCTGCCAGATTGTCAACTTCCACAACGGAATTGTTGCCGCCGGTGCTGCCGAAATACGCCTGGTTGCCGTTGGGGATTGACATCCATATGCCTCGCTCACAGCAATTGGTGGCAAGAACTACTCCAACCCTGAATGCTGTTGTCGTAGTGCCAGTGCCGCCGCCAATCGCCAGCCCGGCATTCGTCTTTGCCGCACAGGGAACAGACATTCCGCCGACCGCGCACATTGTCGAACTCATGGCGCTGCTCGAAGCCACAAAGGCATTAAACGAATTGCCCCCGGTAGTATCAAATGCCGCGTCAACGCCAGTCTGGTTATTGGTTCGCCCCTCAACTCCTACGGTGAAAAAATAGTTCCTCATGGCCTGACTGTCATATCGGCCCTCGAAGTATCCGCCAGCAACTCCAGCAATACTTGTTCCAACCGCCCTAGCTATGCCCTGCACCCCAACAGCCTCGGCACTATCCACGGCTGCGAACGTAAGCGCCCCGCCCATGACCCCCGTCAGCTGCATTTGTGCCGAAACGCCGCCGATATTCTGCGAAAATCCATAAATTGCCGAGTTGCACTCGTTGTTGTTAAATGTGCTGAAACACGTTGGTATCGTCAAATTCTCGGTACGGGCAACGTGCAGGCTAGGGCCAACCGTTGTGATTGGATTAGCGCTCGTGCCAGTTGTTATTTCCATCACCAGCCCTGGAACTGTCTCAAACAAGCCACCCTCTGCTCCTGTCGCGTTGGTTATCGTGGGCATGGGGCCGATAATGGGATTATTGGACATGCTGACAAACCCGTTATAGCTGGCCACCATATCCAGCAGCGTCTGCCGCATGATGGCAGGAGTTATTGCTCCTATGGTCTGATCAGGCAGATTGGCGTTGATTTCCGCATTCATTTGCGCTGCGGACTTTGGCGAACCGGTTTGCCCATAGGCAGGAGTACAAGCCAGGAACAGCGGCAGGGCAGCGAAAAGACGGTACAGCATCTGTCTAACCTCTCCATCTTGCGGTCAACAACATGTTTGTTTCTGTGCCCCACAGCAATTTCGTAAAATTCGCCACCGGGGCAATCTCGATGGCATTAATCGTATTAACCCCCAATGATGGTGCTAAAGCATATTCAGCATTGGCTCCAATCCTGACAAAAACATCAGCAGTAATTCCAGAACCGGCAGTGCCGGCGGTAACCGATAGATCGCCGACAAGACCGGATGGCGCATTGCTGACATTAAAACCTATGCCGATTTGCAGTTCACCAGTCAGATCGGCTGTACCTGATCCATTGACCTGAACCCTCTGCCTGAACGCCAGGGCATATGGTTCTTCTGCCAAACCGGAAAGAACCGTAATGTTGTTGCCTGCGTTGTTGTTGGAATTCCGCCACGCATTTGTATTATAAACCCAACTTGTAGCTGGATCACCAGCCTTGACCTGAATTGGCTGTCTGTTATAGGCGTTCCAGACCCCCCATTTCCGGTTTTGCCCATAGGTTACCTGCGATGAAACCTGACCGGCTGCTGTATCAGTGTAGAAACTGCCGACATAGGTGCACTGATCAACCGGAATAATAAAGCTCGATGTGCCATTCAAACCGGTGATCTGGTTGGCGTTCACCCAGATGCCGTTGAGCCGGATGATCTGCGCGCTGCCTGTTCCTGTTCCTCTGCTGGTCAGAGTAGGCCAGCCAGGACCAGCAACAAGCGTCGGCGTTCCAGCGTTGCTGAAAATGCAGGCGTCATAAACTGTGCTTCCTCCCAGCGAGGTTGGAAGCAGAAGCTGCAGCTGCGAGATAACAAGGCTGCCGAAGGTTGTGCCGTTCCAGACCGGCGCCGTATTGCCGCTGAAGGCTGTATAATAGATCGTAGTCGCCATATTGATATCTGCCGTCTGTACCGGGTTCTGCGCGTCGCTGGACAGGGTAAGGTAGCCCTGTGGCGGAATAACAACCGCCGCGCCTCCGGCAGAACCATCGCTTCCGCCGCCTGAATTTGTGATCTGAAATGTATTGCTCGCTGCAAGATACACTACCTGCGTGACAGTGTTGGCAGTGATATTTCCAGCCACAAGCGGGACAGGCCCTGACGGCCCTGGCCTGGTTACTGGAACATTCATCAGGCTGGTGCCGGGGATCGTAATCGTCGTCGGCCCGGTATTCGTAAAGAGTGCCTGGAACTGAAGCGGCGAGCCGTCAACCGCAGAAAAACCGGGAAAATTGACGGTAATCGCATTGGGCGTGCCGGTGGCAATCCCGCCCCAGGCCAGAGCGCCAAAACTCGAGGGATCGGTGACGAACTGATCCCAGATCAGAATGCCGCTGACTGCGCTGCCGACAACCGGACCGTCATAGAGCTGCTGCCGGTAGATGCCGGTGCCATAGATGATCGCACAGCCGTTGCCGTCGAGCTGAATCGGCTGCGTGTTCAGTATCGACTGCCCGCTGTCCTGCCAGGTCGGCTTTGGTGTATTCGTATTCGGCACGAACATGTTGATCGAGCCGCCCACCGCCGGCAGCCCATTCGTCTTGGTGAAGCATTGTTTCCCGTTGGGCAGAAGCTGCGCCGCATCTACATCGGTTGCCAAAATCAACAATAATGCGATAATCAGTTTCTTCATAACTTCATCCTCTCGGCAGTAGCGCTCTGGTCTGCGCAACCGGTGGCCGCACCGGAGCGCCGCCGTGACGGTAGCCCTTGCCGTAGCCGATTGACGAAAACAATGCGCTCATCGCTGCCGGCGTTCCTACCCGTGACAGCCACCAGTAGGGATCACGTAGCTGCTCACCGGCAAGCTTTTGTGACGGCGAGCCGACCGGCAGATTTTCAACATCGGCGCCGGCCATGAACATGGGTCCCGCCGCGCCCTCGGCCGCGCTCGCACCAATCCCGGCAGCCATTGGGCCGCCCCAGCCGGGATATGTCGCCTGCTGGGCCCGGAGCTCGGCCGCGGCACCCTTGCCGGCAGCGCTCGAGCGGCCACCCTTCTTGGCAAATTGCTTCGTCGCCGCATCAACTGCCTTCTGCCACTCGGCGCTCGCAGCCTCCTGGCCGGCGCGCGTATAGCGGCCGAGGCCGTAGCCAGTCATCCCGCCGACCACAGGAGCAAGAAAGGGGATGAGATTGGCCGCAGGACCAACCCCGGGAATTGGATAGCGTTGCCGGTAACTGCGCTCGCTCTCTTCCTTGGCTGCCGCTGCAGCGCGGGTACGCTCCATCTCCGCAGCCTGCGCCTGGCGCCCGCGCTCCTCCTCGACGGCAAGCGCCTGGTGGAGGCTGTCGATGCGCGCCTGGTCGCTGTCGATGCCCTTCTGCAAGGCATCCTGCGTCGCTCGCTGGGTCCCCGGCGCCGATTTTGTCCTTGTCATTCCCAGCGTGATGATCTGCTGCCTGGCCGCCTGAATGCGTTGCTCGGCCGCCTTGATTTCCGCCACCCGCGGGTCATCGGCCGCAATCGCGCTGTTTGGCATGACCGCCGCAGCCACGCCGCCACCGGTCCCAAGCGCCGTTGCCGCAGGATGCGTGGCAGCCCGGCCCATCGTCTCGGCAATGCCGAATTCTGAACCCAGCCGGCCCAATGGCCCAGCCGTCCTCGCTGCAGCCGCCTCCGGCAGCAACTCAGGCGCGAGAAGCATGGGTAGCGCCGAGGTGGCCTCAAAACCCGCTCCAGAAAGCCGTGGATCGACTGTGGGGCTCCGGACCTTGCCATAGGCCGGCCACGCCGGAGGCCTCTCAGCGGGCTCGCCAGAGGCAATGGAGGCTATATTGGGAGCGAGCGCTCGCAGCACCGCCAGTGACCCGGCCCGGCTTGGCTGCCTCGCCAGTCTCTGTAGCCAATTCACCCCAGGCTCTGCCGCTCCTGGCTCGTCCGGAACCCACGCCTCAGGCCCCGCTTCGCCGACAACCGCGGGATCCCCCGGTGCCGGCCTACCGCCGGCCTGAAACCGCCGCATGACCGGTGGAACCTGCGGTGGAGGTATCTGCGTGCCGAGGAAATTAAACGGCATTACCCGCTGCCCCCATTGCTGCAGCCAAGGTTGCTGCGCCTGCGGCATCTGTTCTCTCCACTGATCAGGAACGAAAAGCTCCGGGCCCTTCTCGCCGACTAGCGCTGGGGTCCCCGGCCAGGGTCGACCGCCGGCCTGATAGGCTGCTGTAATTCCTCCGGCAGCTCCGCCTCGTGTTCCGGCGTCCACGGCTCCGGCAGCTTGCTGCCGTAATTGAGCTCCAGCCAATTCTGCCGGGTTACCGGGTGCCCCCGCTTGCGCAGCCAAGCCACCAGACCGTCGCCTCGCCCAGACTGGGTTGACGAACCCGCCGGAGGGGACGATCGTGCCGGGCCGGTCTGGCACGAATACCTCCGGTCCCTGCTCGCCGACGAGGCTCGGCTGTCCCTGGTCGAGGGGCCCGCCTGCCTGGCGCCGCGAGATCACCCGGCCCTTCCCAGTCGGCTTGCCGGGAACAATGATGATCTGCTGCGGTTGCGGCTCCTCGTTGCGCTCGCGCAACAGTTCCATCAAGTTGTGCTGACGCATCTGCCCAGTGTCGGTCGGCTGCTCCTGCTGACTGTACATGACGCGCATGAGCGGATTGTCTGGCACCCAGATCTCCGGGCCGCCCTCGCCAACGATCGCCGGTTGGCCGGGAACAGGACGGCCACCAGCCTGAAAACTGCGCACCGGCCCACTTAACATCCTGGCAAGATCAGTGAGCCTGTCGTTCTGTGGCCTGGCTGCAACAGCACGCAGGATATCCAGAAGCTCCCTTTGCTTTCTTGAACCTGCGGGAGCCGTAGCCAACCTGGCATATTCATCGGCTGTCTTCAGGTCAGAAAGCCGCCCCAGTCTCTGCGTAACGCCCCGTGCAACACGGCCGCCCAAGGCAAGCCCGGTTGTAGCTCCAGCACTAGCAAGTGTTAATGCCAGATTGCCGCCGCCAAGATAATGCGCTCCACCGCCAACAAGAAACGGCGTGATATAGCTCAGTGCCCTTGCCTCTCCGCCGGACGGCTTGACCTCGCGCGCCTGCAACTGCCCCTGAGCCTTCTGGGTTTCAGCTGTTTTCGAGCCACCTTCCCATTTGTTTGTCGTGTTGGCGATATCCCTTTCGTCAGCCAGACGGTCGATGAGAGCTTGGCCCTCCCTCGAGCCGAACAGCATTCGAAATTTATCGGCAGCAAACGACTCCTGCGGAATGTCAGGCCTGTTCCGGTAGCCCTTGATCCTGGCCGCCGCCTGATACCGGGCCGCATCCTGTGCCGCGATAATTGCCGTTGGCTTGGTTTTTGTGTTGCTTATCCACGCCCACCACGCCGAGGGGTCGTGTGCGGCAACGCTTTCTGGTGATTGTCCCGGATTCTGAAAGATCGAAAGCCCACGGTTCCAGGCGTCCTGCACATCCATCTCGTCAGCATAGCCACGCAGAGCATTACGGTATGACGTGGCCCCCGCCGGCGTCATATCGTCCAAAGATTTAATCAACCCCTCGCGAACTCTATATAGAGCTGCACCGGTTAATCTCTGGGCTCCATCTGAGGATTTTGTCAGCGCATCAGCTTCTACTCGCATTTTTGACTGCATGGTATGAAGATCTTCAGCAGTCATCGTCATCTTGCCAGGAACACGTGACATCGCGCGCAATTGCTCTCGCCATGACCACAAACGATTTTCAAAATCAGTAAGACTGCCCTGTGGCTGCTCTCCTATCTTTAGGCCACCAAATTTCCACGCCGGTAGTTCATTATCAATAGCATCAATGGCCTTGGGTATCGGCACCGGCCCTTTGACAGAACTCACGATTGGATTGATGACTTTGGCACCGTGATCTCTAGCCGCCTTCTTGATCTGCGCTAGCCTTTCAGTCGCATTAGGCGGCGCGCCAATGGTTTCATCGATCGCCGTAAGCGCTCGTTCTGCTTTCAAGGCATTGCGTTGATCAGCAACATCCTTGACAATCTGCTGCGCCACTGGATTTGAGCTGTCAGCCCTGATCCCAGTGGTAAAGCTCTGCGCCGTAGGGTTGACGTCAGCCAGAGTAAGATTTGGATTGTTGGTAATACGCCGCACATATTCTCCGGCATGATCTCCGGCATGGTCGGCAATAAGCGTTGCCGCCCTGTTCTCTGGGAAGCTTTTTATGGAAGGTATAAATGGCTTGAGAAATGCAGGAATTGCCGGCACCGCCAATGATGCCGGATAGGTCAAGGCCGCCGTGGTCTTCGGCATGAGAGCCGACATCAATTTCCCACTTGCGCCAAATGGCGCAACGAACCCAGCCGCCGCAGCAAATTCCGGATCGCCGGTCAGCTCAGTAAGCGGGTCCTCTACCCAGGCCTTGGCTGCGCCGCCGAGCGGCACTCCAATCGTGGCACCGAGACCGCCAAGCACCAACTTACCAGCTCCAGTTAAGACATTCTGTCGTTCAATATCACTTAGACCGGCCTTAAACATTTCCTGGCCGCCCTCAAACTGCTCGCCCATGCGTTTCCAGAGCTGCGTGAACGGCAGTGCCGCAGCTGCACCAAGCCTGGCACCAGGCGCAGCTTCTGCCTGTTGGCGCTCGATCTGCTGTTGCGTATAGTCTGGCGTACTATATGCAGCCCTCCCACCGCGGGGCGGCAGTGGCACAGCATTACTGCCAACGAAAGATGGATCAACCAGCTGATCATTGAACCATACTTTGTTATCAGCCGCAGGTGCCGCAGCCGCTGCACTGCCAGCAGCAGGAACGCGGCGCAATAATTCCTCTTCCTGCTCAGGCGTTCTCCGGGATGCACCGCCGCGGCCGCCACGCATGGCGGCATCCATCAAGGCTTGTTCCTCTTCCGGCGTCCTCGGCATTAATAAGCCTCGCCAAATATATTTGCTCTATGAGCAGCTTCCAGCGTATTGAAGAAACGATCACGTGCCGGTCCGGACTTCGGCATTGCCCTCTTTACCTGTTCTCTTTCCCTGTCATCAAGCCTGTCCCAAACCAAAGCACGCCAATCAATTCTTGGGTTCCATTCTGCAAGCCAGCGTTGGAAATTGGTTGGCGAGAGCTGCGTTCCATCTGAAAGTCTGGCCCCCTGTGCGGTAAGATGATTATATTCACTCTGTGCAATACGATCTAATCTTGCAAGAGCTGTATTTTCATTCAGAGTAGCATGCTGTGAACGAAGCTGCATTGAAATATTTGGATTAGCCATATGCAAGGCATGCAATTCATCAGCCGAACCGCTGACATTCGGCATCGCCTGAACAGCCCGCTCATAATTTTTACGCAGAACCTCAAGCGTTTGATTTTTAATCGACGCTTTCGAGTTTGGATCGATCATTCCAAGCTGAATACCTGCTGCACGCAGGTTCATCAATGGCTCGCTCAACGGCCCAACATCCTCAGGTTCCAAATTATATAACATTCTATGCGCCTCATCCAAAGGCTGCATTCTTTGCGTGTAGGTTGCGTTTCTCTTCTGCATATCCTGCCATGCCGCAATATTCTCTGCCGCGCCGACCGGCGCGCCTGATGCCCCGGTCCAGACCGATGTTGCCGCAGGAGGGGTGGTAGGAACGGCAGGAACCACAGGCGCTGCCGGTTGCCTTGCTGGTGCCGTCGGCGCTCCTGGCCCCGTCGGCGCTGCCGGTCTTCTTATTGGGGCCGGCGGCATCGGCGGATTGTTATAACTCGGCGCATGCGTAATTGGATCAAACGTCGTTTCCGGAACGTAAATCATTTGCGATGGATTGTTGGGATCAGTTACTCCTCGCGCATGGCCGCCGGCAACCATGACATTGCGCAACCGCCAAATCGCCTCCATTTGCCCTTTGGGGTTGCTATCATCTGGAACCGAATGCAGAAACGTGTTTGCCATGTCAGGAGGCAGTAATCGATAACGTACGAAATCGTTCACTGTATCATGAATCAATTTATTATTGAGGTTTGGATCGTAAAGTATGCTCTCAAGCGCCGCAGCTCCTGATGCAAATTGCTTTTCACGCAAACCAAAAGTAGCGGCTTGCTGGGAAATGGCGGTTGAAACAGCTCCTGGCGCTTTCCAGCCAGCACCACCGAGGTCGCTCTGAAGCCCCTGCCAATTAGTCGAACCATCAGGATTGGTATTCCGGCGATAGGCATCGGCGATCGCCTGGTTCGACTTAAATTCCTGTATGCCAGTAGCAACATTCAACAGATCGCCGAGCTGTCCCAGCGGATTGTAGGGCTGCGCCTGCGGATAAGGAATGCCGTCAGCCATCTAACGCTTCCTTCGCTTGTTCCAGTGCGCAACCGCCTCACGCAGAAAGCCATCCTTTGGTTCCGGCATTGCCCTGCTGTCGGCAATGCCTTGGCCAATATCACCCTGGCCAGGATTAAACTGTGCCTGCTCCTGCAATATCCGCAACTGGGCCTGCTCGTTGTCGGCGATCTTCTTGCGCAGCCATGCCCGCTGCTGCATTGGGTCCTTCGGCAGCGTCGAGAGCTCGTTGATCACCTGCGGCACCGTCGCAGCGCCATGGCCAATGCTGTCAGCAGCAATGTCGAACAGCTTGTTGCGGATGCTTACCCGGCCGGTCTCCGGGTCATCCACGAGCTTCTGCAGCGCTCGCCTCATGTCGTGCAAAAACTTGGTCAAGGCCGAAGCGTGCCTTGACGAAAGCACCGGGACCTGCGGCGAGCCGTCCATTCCCTGCGGCATGACCGGAGCCATGCCGGCAGGAACCCCAGGCATGCCCGCACCTTGGCTTGCGTCTTGACCCGGAACCGGTACCGAGGCCTGCGCACCGCCGGGCTGTTGACCGCCGCCGGAAAGCAGCGCCGAAAGTGGATTGCTTGGTTGACCGTTGGCCATCACCCACCATACTCGTTATAAGCCGCTGCAACGTCTGGATTAATATTTATGCCAGCAGGTTGATTACTACCAAATAAACCACCGGTTTGCTGCCCGCCAAGCAGTTTTGATATGAGCAAGGATGAAGGAATGCTGCTGCCAAGATTACCAACTGCATTGGCTGCGCCCATGATGCCCTGGCCGGCTGCCTGGCCGCCTGCCGCCATCAAATTTGAAATACCCTGGCCGGCACCGCTGGCTGCCTGGGAACCAAGCTGTGCAACACTCAGCAGAGGATTGACCAGGCTCTGCCAATTGCTCTGCGCAAGCCCGCTTGCATAGTCGGCAATCCCCTTGAGCACGTTGCCGCCCTGGCCCATCTTGCTGCCGGCATTCTGCGCCGTACGTGTCGCCCAGTCGGTCATGAACTGAAGGCCAGGAAGCTGCGACAGAGTGCCGGTCATGTCAGGTCCCGGCGTCAACAACTTCATCAGCGGCGAAATCGCTTCCGTACCAGCCTTGCGAAACGGCGCCGTCATCGACTGATATGCCTGGATAGCCTGCTGAATGCCCTGTTGTTGCGCCTGCGAGGCCTGCAGAGAGCCGAAAATCCCAGCGCCAGCGCTCAGGGCGCTACCGCCGAGGATAGCTGCTGCTATTGCAAAGGCCATTGCGCTTCCCTCAAAAACGATGCAATCCGGTAACTATTGGCTCTTATGTACTTGGCATACTCAATAATATCAACTGTAAGGTTCTGGTCGCGTAATGCAAGCCAATGGCCACGATCAAAGGGATACGATAAACAATGTTCGAAGATCGAGCGGCATACCTCCTCCTCGTCAAGATCGTCGAAATTAATTGTTAGCGTGTCATGCATCGAACTGATTAAATCAAGAAGAAGCTGAAGCCCCTCAACGTACGTTCTTAATTTTGGATGACCGCCATCCAACATGGTGTAGCTTTCCACAATATCATCTACCGGACGCCGCACCACAACGCGTTTCGCTGTTGGCCAAGTGCGAAGAAGCAATGGCACAATCATTAGTGCAGCTCCACTGTCGCTCATGCCAATATTTGGTGTAGACAGGAAATCCCTCAGCTCGTCTGCTGTTCTCATTTCCAATATCTTGTCGTGCCAGCACCTGTACTTTCGATAGGTAAGAAAATGCGAGAGCCAGTAGGACCGGCTACGCCCCGCAGTGAAAATTATGAACGGGGTACTCATGAAAGAATTCGCTGCGCTCATGAAAGAATTCGCTGCGCTCATGGATCGAGCCTCAAATCAACGGCAAGATGCACCCGGTCATCGTGGCTATTATTTATCTCGCTGATCTCGATCTCCGGATCGTACCACCATATCTCGCCGGTGAGCATGGAAACAGTCTCGTCGCCGGCAGTAAACATCGAACCAGGTCCGCTAAGCAGTATAATGCGATAAGGAGTGAACCAAGTGTCATGGTTGCGTATTCGTCCAATCTTCGCTCCCGCCGCCAGACGGCTGATCAGCATGCTGCCGAGACGCACTGCACTCACGGCATACATCAACTTTTTAGCTAGATCTTTTGCAACGCGGATACGCTCCATCAGCGCGGTATCTTCGTGATCGTGACGCAGCCATGTGAAACCGTGTTCACTTTCCTCGACGCGCAATTCCGGTTGCCGCGTCAGTGTATGCATCACCGCCATGCAGTCGGCATCAAGACCGGTGGATATTCTCTGCAGGTAACGCATCGCTCATCCTAACTGTGTCGATCTGATCAAATGATTATTCCAGCCACGAAAGACCTGCGTCTTTCCACCTGGAAGCGGATATGGTGCGTTTACTGCAAACGCATCGATCTGCCAGCCAAGAGGAGGGTATACCAGAAGCGTATTCACTCCACCGTTGTGGATCGTAACATCCGCCCCCTGGATGAATTGCGCTGGAATTTGTGCACCTGCGCCGGACGCCACAGTGCCAAAATCGTTCCAGTCACCAGTCAGCAACAGCGCCGTGCTTTGCGTACTGCCAGCAGCCACAAGCTGCTTCTGCACATTTGGAGTTCCATTGGCTCCTCCCGTGCGATCATACAGGCTCTTGAGAAAATCACGGCCAAAACGATGCAGTATTCCAGCTGGCTCGATCAGCTTCTGCGTCTGCGTTGGAAAATTCTGATGCTTGGGAACCAGCATAATTTTTCCATCTCAGCTTTCATGCATCTCGATCGCATCTTCCGGAATGAACACGCCGTTCAGAGCCGTTTGCATTGGCGTCGACCAGGACAGCTCAAACACGAAATCGCGCGCCATGCCCAGGTTGTTCCAGGTCGGCACAAAACGATATTGCCCTTGGGCACCGAGCGCAACCCCAATCGCATCAGCATAGGTGGCCCCGCCATTATGGCTGACCCGCAGGTAAACGGTCGGCGGCTCGACCACCGGAGGCCCCGGCTGCGGCACCGCAATGATGCCGGCAGTCGCCCCAACCTCCATGTCAGCCATGATCCGCCGAACCGAAGCCCTTTCATAATTGTCGCCAATTATGTGAGGAAACGCCCGGATACAGGTGATCGCCTTGCCATTGTCGGTGAAATTTTCCTCATCAACCTTGTAGAGTGCGCCGGTCTGCCAATCCAGGCCAAGGACAATGCCATAACCGAACGTCGAGAACCCAATGCGCGAGCGATGCAGCACGCCGTTACCATCAATCCAATTGTCCTCGAACCACTGCCCAGTCGCCTTGTCGTACACCCAGGTCTTATCGGCAGTTGGAAAATGCAGACGGTAGAACATATGCCCGCGTATTTGATAGCAGTTGCCGATCGCATCATCGACTTTGAGGTATTTCAGAAATTCCTTCTCCATCGCATGGGTCGAAATTCTGTCCGTCATCGAATTGGCGCTGGCCCGGTAAACCACCCGGCCACCTGTCTTGTTGTCACGGCCGAGCCAGTAGATATCCACATCCTGCGTCGCAATCGAATACTTGGCGATGCAGCCGTACTCGATCATCGCCCCAGGATTAATTTGAAATGGAAATGGAACCGAACCAGCGTTCGACCAGACTTCGGCCTTCTGCGAGCCCATGACAATGACCTGGCGCTGCCAAGCCACACAGGAAAGGATTGGATCAGCATAGGCGCTCTTGATGCCGAAAGCCAATGGCTGAATTGTGATCGCGTTGTTGTCCGTACAGTACCAGTCCCGCGTCCCCGGCTTGTTGAAAATCAGAAAATAATCGAGAAAATCCACACGATCAGAACCGACAAAATTTGGATCGCCATATGGCGAAACATTATGATTAAGAAGATCGATGGTGAGCCCGGAATTCGAGCCATCGACAACGATCGCCGTAGCGCCGTTGTCAGCAATATAGACCGGCGTTGTTCCAACCGCAGGCAGCAGTCCAATCCGAACGTAGACATAATCAGGATTGATGTAATAGAGAGCCTGACCGCAGACGGCAAATACGTTATCGTTGGTCGCTGTGTAGATACAGCGTCCAATTCCCTGCACCGGCGGCACCGATAGCGCCGTCGAGCCAGGCCGCGGATAGTGCGTCACCGGAACCGGCGGCCGCGAGCGCTCCGGATTGATCTCTGGATAGAGATTGATGCAGCGCTGGGCGTTGGCCGTGTAACTTGGGCCGTTGTAAGCGCCGCCGATGAGTGGAATGCGAGGCATTATGCCCTCGCTCAGTATTGCTGATCACTAAAGACGTTGTATCTCTGTGCCGGAGCCCTGACCACCTGTATAGGCATTACGAGTTCAGGAATCGCGGCGTGGGCGTTCCTTACCGTGGCCAGAGCGTCCTGCGCCATCTCGTTGAGCTTGGGATCGTCCTTGAGGCCCTTGCCGTAGCGCTGCCTAGTCCATTGCGCCAGATTGAACTTCATCGCCGGTATGACAAACGGCGGCATGCTGGAAAAATCAGTCGTTGCATCAAAAACCAGAGGATAGACATCCTTAAGCGTCAAGTGCAGCTCATAGATTCCGGCATTGAGGATGGGCCATGGGTAGACAAACCCCAGCGGAGATGATGGATCATAGAAAATATAGTAGCCGAACGAAATAAGCTGCTTGAGCGCAATGCGGTTGTACTGCTCCCTCGATGGAATGATTTCCACAGGATAATCGATTGCCAGCGCAGACGGGCCAAAGCCGGGGGAAAACCCCGGAGACCACGGCGTCCCTCCCGGCAGCTGGCGGAAAAACGCCGCCTCAATCTTGGCCGGCCGTGGCGTGACATTAAAATTTCCACCGGGACCCACGCTGTATTTCTGAACTCCGGTTGAAACAAAGGCTAGATCAAGCGTATGCCAGACCAACCACCGTTTCTCGTTCCACAACGCCAGCATGTCAGCCAAGTCAGTGAGGCCGCGAGCCTTTTCCATGCCGCCAGCAACCTGCCCCATGCCGACGATACCGCTGCGTTCCAGAGCATCAACAACGATATCGCCGGCCGTGGGCATCGGTCACCCCTCTACACGCTCGGCACGGGGAGGAAAACGCACCGGCGGCAGCTTCCGCGGCCCACGTTTTACCCCCTTGGGCCAACCCTTGTGGGCCCTGTGGGGATTATCCTGCATTCGACTATTTTTGAGCGCCTCGACCTGCTTCATAATCTCGTCGAGTTGTGCTTTCAACGCCGCATTCTCGTCATGCAGCTTCTTCTGAATAGCCTCCTGCTCAACCCTCACGGTCTCGTCAAGCTCGACCTCGACAACCCTGGCAAGCCGCGGCGGCGGACCAATACCAAGCTTGGCGCGCACCGCAATCTCCTCATCCTTACTGTTGACGATGATCGGCTGGCCCTGTTCATCAAGAACTGAAACAAAACCTCCAATCTGCGGCTGGCACCCGGGATAACTCTTCTTGTGGGTCTGCGGATCAATACCTTCATTCCTGGCCAGCCAGGCATTACGGTAGGCTTCGTCGCATTTGACAACAATAACCTTGGGAAATTCAGCAAATTCCTGCTCAGGAATTTTTCCGCCGCCAGGATAACTTGTTGGATCGGTCTGTGCCGTCCGCGGCAGATGCGCCGGATACTGAAGCTGCTGAACCACGTTTTTTTCTCCTCTTTTCCTTTCGCTTTCTCAGCTTGACTGCATTAACGCAGCGCTCACTGCAATATTTTTGGCCGCCGTGCCGGGGCACAAACAGGCCCCGGCACTCAGGACAGCGTTTCACGAAGAATTCGTTTCTCTCATGAAGAATTCGTTTCTCTCATGCTGCCTTCTTCTCTTTCAGCTTGACCGCATGCGCTTCGTGATCGTCTGCTGACTTGGCGACGACAGCATTCCCGGCCTCGTCCTCGCCAAGATACTTGGGGAACTCCTGAGGCTCGTAGGCAGCCTCCATCAGCTTGGTGATCAGCGCTTTGTCGCCGCCGCAGGCAGCGACAAACTGATCAACGGTATAGGTCTTCTCTTCCTCCATCTCACTCTCCATTGACATCATGTTAATAGGTTACGATGGTGCAGTCGGCGTTTCCAGTCATGACAACAAAAAGGCCGGTCGCAAACGGCCATGGCTGAGTAGTACTGCCTCCCACGGTGCCCTTGCTTGCATCAACGACGGCCATTACTGCACCAGTGGCATCAAGGCCGTCGTACATCGTCAGCGAACCGCTGACGGCAGTCGAGTTGACGGAGAATTCCACCAGCCAACCGGAACTGCCTTTGACAAGGTAACTTCCGGCGGCATTGATGTGCAGAAGCTTGAGCGGCGATCCTTTCGGGTTCGGCACCGTCCAGACTGGGAACCCCTGTTGCTGCACTCCAGCAGAAAACATTTGTCCGCTGTCCTTATCGGCGCCGTCACCGCACCACCAGTTTGGATCGACATTCCGCCATTGCGCCTTTCCAACCCGAACATCGCTGTCTGTATACCCGACAGCAGGCGCGTTGTGACAGCATGCCAAATATTTGTTCCCCAAGGCGTCGGAGATCATTCTTGAGAAATAGCAGCTGTTGCAACTGTCTGCCATCAAGATGCACTGTTCATTGTGTTTCCAACGGTCTTCGGTACATCGTCATCACCTGATTTGAAAAGTCCGGCATAAACCACGCCATCCCTGCAATGGAGTTGCAGGTTTCTCTTCAAATAGAGTTCAACGACTTGTAGCAAATTTATTCCCCATTTGTCGATCTGGGCGATCATGCGGTTGCAAACGCCGCAAAGCAAACCCCTGATGTCTCCCGTTTTATGATCATGATCGATAGCAAGTCTTTTTATTTGACCTGTCTTTACATCGATCGCTGTTTCTTTCTGACTGCATATGGCACATACTCCCTCTTGCGCATTAAGCATCATATCGTAGTGTTCCGGCCCTATGCCATACTTGCGGCGATAGTATCGATCGCGCTCGTAAGTTGGGAACCCTTTTCTTCGAGACCTCCATTTTCTGGCATGCCATTGCTTTGTGCTTTCGTCATCCTTTCGGCAAAGATGCTCACGCCACTCGCAATTATCCGGACCATAAGGTTCATCCCATTTCAACCTGACCAATGTGTAATTTTTCCCTGGGCGCTCGCCAACATCATTGACGAACAAATAGAAGTCAAGCCATTTCTCGCAAAGCATTCCCTGCTTTTTCCGCTGCCACCAGTGGCTATATAGTGGATGATCACGCTTGGTCCGACGTGGACCGACGCGGTTGTGCCGCCACATCCTGAGATAATGTTTCCTACAATAGCCAAGAGCATGTGCCCATTCATCACATCCCCTTTCCTTGCAGGTTACGCCCTTATTCTCGACAGCGGTTCGTTCCAACCGTCCGCGAGCACGCAACCTGTCGTAATGCTTCGAGCACAGCCCTTTTGCAAGAACCTCGCCATGACATCCGGCAACACTGCACACATCCATCTGTTCCCTCCATTTTACTGAAGGGAACAGTTTGGGTTTTATTTCAGTTTTTGTCAAATGGTATCATATTATGGCACCGAGTCGGCGACCACCACTCCCCACTCTGGTCTCACAAACAAAAACCCGAAGAGCACGTCAAGACGGGTGATGCTCTGGTCGGTGCCGATGACATACTGCGTCACCGACCGCATCGAGACCTTGTCGTACATGTGACGGGCCGCCTCCTCGACGCCCCTCGGCAAGGGGAGGTCCCCGGTCGCCATGGTAATCATCTGTGGAGCATAGACCAGGTTCTTGCGGTAGGTCACGCCAGGCTGGGTAAACATCGCGATCGGTGCATTATTAGCCGGACTTGCAGTTACCGTCTGGAATTGCACTGGAGCGCCAGTCGAGGGGTTAGGCGGAATGATTGCCGGATAGATGACAATCGAGGTCGCACCATTTGCCACAGCCTGCACAACGACAAACTGCCGAGGCAAGCCAGTCGTCGACTTGTTGACCCTGTTAACCCCGTTCACCCCGGAGATCGTGATGATATCGCCAGCATTGAACGCATTGGTCGTTGTTGGATTGGAAACGATACTGCTTACCGCAAGCGTAGTTCCGGTCTGATTGGCACCGCTTATTTGACCCGTTCCTGTATAAGTCCCAGCAGTATGCTTGAGGATCGTCTGGTCATTGAACCAGAGGCCACCGAGGGCCCGGTACATCACGCCCTCATAGTACTGATCCTCGATCGCCGATGCCGGATTGAGCAGGCCAGCCAGGGAATTGACAACCTTACTTTCAGTGCGGGGGTCGTTGATGATCTTGCGGTTCGCCATCGGCGCCGAGTTCTCGCGCAGGATCGCACCAGCATCGAGATACTGCTGGCTCCCAGGCGCAAGGATCACATTCGATCCGGACAGGTTCGCCGTGATATTCGACACCCCGCCCTCGACGCCTGCCATGATGGTTGTGGCCACGTCGCCGGCCAAATTGTTCATCATTGGCAACAGGATGCGCTCGGCAAAGTCGTCGAGCGACAGCAGCAGGTCGGCCTGAGTGAACGACACATCCACACCGTCCTGAGTAGCCATCGTAAGCGTCGTTGACTGCTCGGCCGTATCCTGCACCGATGCGGCAACGCCGTGACGAATGGTGTAGTCGTTGGGAAGGCGGATACGCAGCGTATTGCCGATCTTGGCCCCGCCGCGACCGAATTCCTCATCAAATTGTTTGTCGATGTTCTTGATGAAGGCGTTCGAGTTCACAAAGATTTCGATCGCCTCCCGTGTGATCATGGAGATCGTAAGGAGTGCGTTAGCCATGGAGGTTTCCCGCGTGATTTAGCTCGGCGTTTTCCTCGCCAAGCTGGTTTCGGTGCAAACAACAACAAGGGCACCGGTTCACGCCGGGACGTATTCCCATGGCATCGGTTTTCGCCGAGACGATCGTGCGAGGATGCGCACGCGCATGCGGGGCCCCAGACCCGCCGAGGGTATGGCACCGGATTGACCGCCGGGACGGTTTTTCGTTTGAACTTATGCGGGTCCCACCAGCGCATCATGCAACTTTCCCGCGTCTTCGCAGCCAGAGTTCGCGCTTCTGCCGCGATCGTATTTCGTCCCACCTGGCATCGGTGATGTTTTTATCATAAAGATCGTTCGAGATGCTTCCGCCGGTTCCCGTATTGATCGGCTCGATCGGCGGCGTCGCTCGCGAGGTCTGCCTGTTCTCAGGTGCATTCGGCTGTGACAGCCTGAAAAACTCATTCGCCCGTCTTGCCATGGGCAATTTGTGGATTTCAGAAGCTCTTTTGAGATCGCTGCCGAGCTCGTAGAGCACCTTGGCCGGATTATCAGTGGCGAGGATTGCCTTCATCACCTCGGCCCCATTGATATCGGCGAACACCGATGGAATTCTGGCGATTGCGGCATCGAATTTTTCCCGGCCGTATGCCTCTCCACCCTTTTCCCAAGCCTTGGTGGTCTCGTCAAAAAATTTCTGCTGCTCAATCTGGAGCGTCGCCAGGTTTCTGGCATTAGCCTGGACCGCAGCCTGGTATTCGGCCTCGGTACGAAAATATCCTACCGGCGGCTGCTGTGTTGCCGGGTCCACCGGAGGCGAATAGGAAGGATACTGCGTGCTGAGTTGCCGCTGCTGCTCGGCATTCCTGGCCCGCTCTTCCTCAAGTTGCCGCTCAACTGTTCTGAGCTGCCGGTACTTTGCAGCCATCTCTTTGGCTGCCCAGTCAGGAAGATCACCTACCTGGCCCGGGACCGGAGTTGGCGGCACAGGTACTGGCGTTCCAGATGGCTGAGCGGCCGGTGGGGAGCCGCTGCCGCCATCTGTGCCAGCCGGCGGAACGCCGCCAGATTGGACCGCAGCCGCGGCCGGCTCTCCCACAACTTCAGTCTGATTTCCGCTTCCTGCGTCGGCTTCAGCCATCGTCGCAATCCTGCTCTAACTGTGGTTCTCAAATGCTCCCAAGAGCTTGTGACCGCCATATTTATACTCCTTTTCACGATCTTCGCAAATGGCCTCGTAGGAACCCTCCCGTACTGCATCTGATTTGGTCTCGTCACCCATCATTTGGACGAGCCGCATCCTCGCCAGCTTCACATGATAGCGCCAACCAGGAGGCCAGTGCTGAATACTTCCGTCAGGCATGTGCACCCGGCCACGGAGATAGTCTTTCAGAGTGGGGAAATGCTTGCGAAAACGCTCTGTTCTCTCTTTGGCTTCCCACCACTGCCACTCTGTTGGATAGGCCTCACGCGCCGGTTCATTGTAGTAATGCAGGATCGCTATGTTGGTCGCAACATGCCGGATCGTCCGCTCGTTCTTGTTGTCAATGATGTGCAGATCATGCTCAATCTCCCGCAGCATTTCCTTGGCTTCAGTGAGGTAGCTCATGTGGTTCGGCCTTTATTGGATCGATTGGAAATTGCACCAGAGCTTGACCGGACGACAGCTTCACTGAACATCCAGCCTTCTTCAGCAACAGCAGCGCCATCTTCACCGCCGTCGCACTTGGTACGGTAAAGCCTGGAATAGCGCCGAAATTGATCTTCACGCCCCCTGGAAGTGTCTCGATTTCATAGTCATTTTCTCCCAGCATGACGCTTGCGTCTCCTCCCTTTCATGACCTTGACATGCTCACCGGCCTTGCGAGCCTGGCTTAAGCCAATGGCGAGGGCTTGGGCTCGCGAGCGCACCACTGGGCCTTTCTTCGAGCCAGAGTGTAGCTCGCCATGCTTGTATTCTGACATTACGCGATGCATCTTGCCGCCTTTTTCGTCAGCCATTTTTACCTCATCTCAAGTTCCAACTACTCCTATTACAGACCAGTTAGTTCCGTCATACCACGCAAGAACAAGGTGAGTCCCCGAGCCAGCAACAATCGAGCCAAACGTATTGACCGTAGAATCGCTGAAGCACGATATTTGACCGACCATGGGTGGGTTATTGAAAAAAGGGTGTGGTCGATTAGAAAATGTAATTGCCCCAAGTTGCCGACCGAACGGCTTATATGTCGCCGGAGTACCTACAATCCCCGCTATGGTCCCGCTCGTAACACACTGAAATCCCTCTGGCCACCCCGGGTGGATTACCGGATCAAAAAAGCGCGAACCAGCAACGGTTGTTTGGTTTTCGTTTACCGGCATTGTCGTCGGGTCGCCATAAGTAGCTGGGAATGAACCTATTTGAATACCTTGTACACCAAAAGTATTCCATCCAATAAACAATTGATTGATAAAATGATGACCCGGCCCCATTGCACTGGTATCAGCAATAAGCCCCCATTCTTCCGCAGGATTGGACCACGCTGCTGATGACGTAAGTTGCAGAAGAGTTCCATCAACAGTCGCCACAAGGGCAAAAACATACTTATTACCTCCATTATAATACTCAAAATCATAAATTACTGAACCTTTTGTACCAAAGTAAGTCCCAACGGGGTTCCCCTGCCCATAATTATTCGGAGCAGAAAATCCTGTGGAACAAGTAAGACTGGCAAATGATGAATCAACATGAGTGGCAGGATAGGAAACATTGCCGACAGAACCACCGAAAAACAAATTACGTACACCGCCGATAGATGGCGCCATTCCCGACTCAGAATACATTCCGAGCCATAGATTATTCGCTGTTGGATTAGTATCGTCCCCAGCATATGACCCGGGGATTCTCCAGGTCATGCCTGGAGCCCAGATTGCGGTATAAAATAATCCGTCGTTTTGTTGCCACGCTTCTTGAAAGATTGTACCGGCCACAGTCTGCGCACCAGTGGCAGTGCTGGCATAGGAAATTGAAGTCGCAGTTGATGCTGTTATGGTAAAAGTACCGTTATAACCAGCAGGGCTAACTCCGGCAACTACAACCTCCGTCCCAACCGGCTGCGGTATACCATTCTCCGAAGCAGCAAATGTCAATGTAGCTGTACTCCCTGTCCCGCTGGCACCAGTCGTCACAGGGTTATAGGGTTCTACCGTCGATGCATTACTTACTTGCTCTATGCCATTTACATTCCAAGCATGTCCATTGGAAAAGCAAGTTCCAAGGGGCGAAGAATTTTGGTTGAAAATGTTCCCGCCCGTAGTCTGCGCCCCGGTAGCCGTACTGGCATATGAAACCGAGGTACTAGTACAGGCTGTAACAGTCAGACCTTTACCGTTGTACGCAGTTGGAACAACACCCCATACATTTATCTTGCTACCCACCAGCCATGGTGGCGCAGAACTCAAAGCCTGAAACGTTAATGTCGCTGTAGAACCGTTCCCACTAGCGCTGGTGGTCGCGCTCGCGCTAGAAAACCGACCTACATTAGATAATAGTGGATCTTGATAGCCACAATCACGGCAGTGATGTCCGGTATGCGTATTACCAAGAAATGAGAAATCCTCATAACCAGCGCCTCCATTATTGATCGATGAACATCCAGATAATACGCACGCGTTAGCGTCTGATCCAGTAATGCTAAAGCCGGATCCTGAATTATAAATAGCTTGACAATTCTCAAATTTACAAAGATTTGCCTGGCCTGCATCAGAACCATTTGAACCCGAAAATGCTCGGATGTGGTACGCATTTCCGCCGAAAAAGGAAACGTTACAATCTCTGATTGTTACAGAGTAACAACGTATCCATATTCCGTATGAAGCCCGGTTTGTCTGGTTGCGGTTAGTAAAATCATTGGTTGGCGGAGTAACACCTCCGTTAGCCGCACCTCCCCATAGCGATATGCCCTCAAAAATTGATCCAGATGCATCGCCCATTGCGATGCTAATTGATCCAGCGACGGTTTGCGCTCCAGTGGTAGCATTGGCATATGAGACCGTTGTAGCCGTCGATGCCGTGACGGTGAAAGTACCGTCATAACCAACTGGTGCAACGCCTCCCACGTTGATGGTCGTGCCTACTGGAATTACAGGAGAAAGCGACGTCCCAAAAGTCAGTGTTGCAGTTGTGCCGTCTCCACTAGCTGCGGTGGTTGCCAGAGGTCCACCAATACCTCCGCCATTATCTGTTGTACGGAATTCGTGAAATACCACGCCCCATATATTCTGCGGGAAACGCAGGAGAGAACCAGCATCGCGATTTGCACCCTCGCAGCCAACACCATAGGTATATACGGATACGTGATAGTTCAAATTCCCATTAAGAAAATACGATCCCTTGGGTATGAATAACCGGAGAGATGGAAAGTTATTTCCAAAATTATAAGCCTTTATGAAGCTTAAGGCGGAGTTGTACGCAGGTAGATCGTCAGTCGTATTATCGCCAACGGCTCCGAACTGACGAATGTTTACAACACCGCCGCTTGCATCAAGTTTCCACCATTGGCCGTCGGCCGACTGCTGGCCACCCGGTCCAGGATTGCTAGCGACAGGTGTATACCTTGCCCCACCACCATCTCCGACAGTATAAAACCCCATGGTGATAACCCACGAGGGAATCGTACCACCAAAATTAAATCCGTTAAGAGCCGCTGCGGTGTTAAAAACGTTGGCGCCGGCAAGCGCTGGTCCAGTTGACCCAGGAGGACCTGCCGGACCTGTAGCTCCGGGAGGACCAGGAGAACCGGAAACAATCTGAGTCCACAAAGCATTTTGCCGTCCATACTGAAGACCAGTAAGCGGAGCCTCCGGAATACCACTGCCGGTGCCGGTGCCAAGAGCATCAATAATGGTGTTGATAAGCTGCCCAGGAACAAGCTGCGGACCAAGTATTTCAAGATACTTAAGACTGCCGGCGGGGTCTTGCGGTGGGGTCGGCGGTATTCGTGGCGAAGGCGAGAACGACATAGGCAATGCCTTGGACCTGAGCGTTTGCTCTACCCGCTTTAATGACGAGAGAATTGGCTCAAGCGGTACCGGCGGCCTTCCAGCCACAGAAATCATCGCCAGCCCAGGCTCGACCGGTGGCACAAAAGACGTTGTCCTTACCAGCTCAGGTTCGCCATCAGGCGAATGCCGGACAAGCGCATTGCCATGAGCATCATAACCAACAAATTCCGGGTATTCAATGATGCTTTTTTCCACGCTTATGCTTCCCACGCTTGCGCTCATGCTGCTTCATCATACGGCGAAACAGCTTCTCATCCTTGGTCCGGTCTTCATGCTTCTCCGCCGGGCTCTTGCCCTTGATCCTGTAATTCTCTCTGTTCTGCTCTTCCTCGTGCGCTTGGCGGCTCTTCACCCGGAACATTTTGCGAAGGGTGGGCTGGTCCGGTCCTGTGCCGATCTGCCGATCCTTGTTGTCGGCTCGATCAACGTCCTCCGCCGCCTGCGGCTGATACCGCCCGCGCCAAGTCTTTTCCTCCCTGCTGCGGTGGGAAACCGACAGCATGCGGTCACGGTCACCTCGCAACCGCCTCGCAACCGCGCTCCGGGCCTCAGGCATGAGCTTTTCCTTTCCTGGTGGCATGGTTATAGGCGACGAGCATTCCCTCGCCAATACGCCTCTGTTTGGCCCGCCAAGCAGCCCATCCAGACCGCTTCTTGCCAAGGGGCGGCACGTACTCTCCTGGCTTGTGAGCCACGCTCTTCGTCTCAGGAGGCTTCACTGCCCCGCGGCTGCGGCGATGGCGCTCGCCAAGGGAAAGATCGGCACCGGCCGGGCCACCCTTCTTGGGAAACGGCCCACCGCCAAGCGGCCGGATGCTCGAGAGCTGCGGCGGAGCCGTCGTCCGGCGTTCCTGGCGCGCGCGATCCTCCCGCATCCTCAGAATAGTCTTACTCGGCATCTTGACCCTCCACGAAGTCCTTCTACGGCGTCCATGCATTGCAGCAAGCCAAGGGCTCGATCTCTTCCTTCAAGTCGAAATACTGTGGCAATATCCGGTTGAGCATCACATACAGCCCACACAGGTGGCCGCCCCAGAAACAGTTCTCGCAGCGCACCTGCGTCTTCGCCAGATAACCAGCTTCCTGCGGCGTCATCAAGCGCGCTCTTCTGCGCCCGTCATAAACACCCTTGAGATACACACCGCACGTATCGTCGAGCGCAACATCCTTCGACAACGGCGCGCAGAATTTTTCACCCTGGTTCATCTCAACGCAGGAGCTGCACTGGGCAAAATCAGTGATCTTCTCCGGGTTCGAGTAATACAAAAACGCATCACGGGTGATCTTGCGCCGCGGCGCCTTGTCCGGCAGCACCCTACTGCCAGTAAGGCGCTCGCGATCGTCACGCATTCTTTCAACTGTCTTTGAAGGCATTAGTCTTGATCCTTGCACACGCCCATTCCAGGGAAATTGTTGTCTACAGGATCATGGTCAAAATTGCCTTCGCTTTGCAAAGAAAAGCTCGAGTACCTGCGAAAGACCCCATCAACGTATATCCCATTCTCATAAAACCATGAGCCGGGAGCATCCTGCCCGTCACATCGAGGCACCGGACAAGCCAGCCCTGTGACATTCTGTGTCAAATCAGCAAAGCCGCCATAGTACTGCTGATGGTTGAGACAGCCCGCGACAAACCAGCCCATGTTTACCGCCCATGTCTGAACGAAATCGGCATGAACGGTAAAATACGGCCCGGAACTGAACGTAACCCGCTGACTTCCATCAAAGTTGTACGGGTTCACCAGCGGCCTCCTGGTGACTGGATCGCCGTAGGACGCCGATAGAACAACCTTGGCAATGAGAATGCCATCGCCGCAAGATTGGTTCGCATCGCTGTAGTAGAAATGCTTCCGGTCAATGCCAGCCGAAGCATCGAAAGTGTTGTCCTGCGGATTGGGACTTTGGTAACTGTTGTGACCGTCCCAACAATCAGCAAAAGAAAACACCGTCGTAACTACACCTTGCGGCCCCCAGACATTAGAGCAGTCCTTTGGACGCGGGCTGCCAAACGCCGGATCGATGCTTCCACATGTCCAATAGACATGCACATTATCCTGCTCAGCCTCTGCCATGGCAAGGTGATTGCCAGTGACTTGGGTCATGCCCTGCGGCGGCTCGTAGCAAAGCTGGTTCCTGGGACAGGCGATCGTCTCGGTCATAACCCCGGTGACCCAGACAACCTGGTTATATTGCCCCACGCTTCCAGAACGGTGCTGAATACCGTTGTTGTAGCCATCCACATAAACCGTGGGTAGCCACATCATCGGCCATGCCCCATAATAGGGGCAGGTCGAGGCATACGGACCATAGAACCCATCCACATACAAAGCAGGGCCGCCGCCAGGGATCAGCTGTAGCCGCTGGGAACCAACCGGCGCTTGGTTCAGCATAAAGATATCATTGGCCGTGCTGTAGACATTCCCCAAGCTGTATAGCGACGTATTCCCCCAAAAACTATGAAGGTGATTGGAAGGAAACACCCCAGGCTCAACCACCGGGTCGATCTGCGCATCGTCAAAACTCGAGCAGTGGTTTTCCCAGCTGTTATACCCCGGCAACGGCTTCGCTTGCGCCGCCGGCAACGACCAGAAGACACATACGGCCACCATTCCCGCCACTTTCATCACGTTCATGGAATTCCCTCTTTACAGTACATTGGGAGTTCCGGCATCAAACCTGGCTTTTGCCGGAAGAGTTGCCGTTATTCCGTTCGACGGGTTTACCCATGGCCAAGTATTGGCGCTATAGGAGTTCGTTGTGAAAAACGGCGGTATTGACGGCGTATATAACGAGTTCATGATTGGCTTTGCCGTCCCTAACGGCAAGCTCTGGGTTCCACCAATCCCAAGCCAGGTTTGGCTACTAGTGACAAAGTCCCAGTTCCCGTCACGCAGATGCGTTTGATAGGCATTGTTTTGCCAAGTGAACCCAGAGATGCCGATCGATTGAGTATTCTGATCGCCGCCAATATACCACATCCAGACCGGATTGCTGAATGGGCTGTCCGGAGGCGCATTTCCGGTTGACGAGGTCAACCCTTCGAACACAAATCCGTCATGGGTTCCAAGCGTCTGACCGCTCTTGCCGAGAATGTTGCCAACAAAATTATGGCGAAGTGACTCTGCCTGAATGTTGGTCGCCCCTCGAAACTGAACGTCGCCATAACCAGGGAACAGCGTAGGCAACGGTGCATGGGCGGCGCGAATTCCAGAGAATTGATTTCTCAATGCCGTAATATCTATACTATTTCCCCAATATCCGTCCGCGGTATAGGCGTGAGTATAATTGCCTTCCATCAAGTTCATGTGTGGGCAGGTATGATGGCCAAAATTCATGCCGGCTTCCGGTGAATCAGGATATGTACCACCGAAAGCATCATCCATGTAATTGTAGCCGAATACATTGCCACTGCCTCCACCTTGCGAGACAACAACCTTGTTTCCGTACCAGGATATGCTGTTTTCCACCAAGCAATCGCTGGACATATTGTTCATCAGTATAAGATATCCAGCTCCGCCAGGATTAGGATTTGGCGTCTCATGACAGAAACTGTCCCGCAGTTCGCACCTGTAACAATAGCCAAAGGCAACCGACCAATTGGTGGACCAAGCAGAATCTACATGCTTGACCCAGCAATATTGAGCCGGACCAATAGCTATGTTTCCACTAGTTCCGCCAAACACCATCAACTCTTCAATTCCGCAACCTGTTACGAGGGCGACGCCGCTCAAGTTGGGGTTAAATGGATTGAATTTTGCTATCTGAGCATTGTAATTGACTGGATGGTTGTGACGCAACGGCGTCTCGAAATTCAACGTAAACCCGCTATTGGTGATCGACGAAACCTTCAACATCTGCACTATTGGCCGATCCTGCCGGACGTGCTCGCGGCGATTTCCGCCACCTATGAGCAGCGGCACACTTGAAGCATTGTCTATGGCGGGAGTTCCTGAATTCCCAATCGTGTATTGCCCAATGCCGCCACGTGTCCCTGAGGTAAACCCAGAAACCCAGGGCCCGTTGCCATCAGTATAGAATCCACTCGTCCCACCCATGGCGGATGTTGAGATCAGCGGGGTATCAGCATTCACAGGAAGGCCGGATACGCCTACTACTCCCCATTCCACCGAGTCCACATTAAGTACAGTCCCCCCACCTGAAATTCTGCCGTGAACACCAGCGGAAACTACATGGGAATAACCATAGATGCAGTCTGGATCATTGCCAACATATGTATTGCCTGGAGAGGTCGTGGCGATAATGCCAGCCAAGTGATCGATAATCACTATATCACCGACAGATATTCCATGACTGCTGACAGTCAGAGTCACTGACGCGTCATCTTTGTGGGCGTCAGCAGATAGATTGAATGACCCGCTTTTATCAACATCATGAGCCCACAATTGAAACGGATAGTCGCCGCCGGCTCCTATCGCAATAATTCCATCACTTCCGGTCATCAGCAATTGGGTCGCCGCCACATCAGCAACAAATCCAGCATTACCGTGGCCGAAATTGGCTGCCCCTGTCCCCGGCCCTGATCCACGCAGGACAACATAGTTTTTCTTCATGAAAAGAGCGCCTGAAAGCCTGAATACCCCAGTGTTGAGTTTGACTACCTGCGGGTTGTTCTGCGTTGCCACAGCTCCGGCGCCGTCAAGAGCAGACTGAATTTGCGCCTTGTCATCATTAGTCCCGCCCAATGGCGATAGAGTCGTGTAAATATTGGCATAGTTGGGAATACCCTTGGAGGACTGGCCTGGAACCGTATTGTAGGTAACGCCTGGCATCCACATTGTCGTACGGCTGGATGGAATTACCGGCGCGCCTGCGCCTGAGACAAATGTCGGCACCACACTGACAAGCATTACACCGCCCTCATTGCGCCGCAGCAATACGATACATTGAAACACCATTGATGCGCCAGATCATTATGGTAAATCTGTTCCCATTTACCATAGTAAGAGCGTCCCCTGTATTCGCCCCAACGGTAAAACCTGAAAATGCTATCGCTCCTGCTGAAGCTCCATTGGTTACCAACAAATAGCAATTTCCATCAATCACCGGCGCTGCCAACGTAAAAGCCCCATTATTTATTATAAATTGCTGCGGTCTTGCCCCGCAATCTATTGTGACTGTTCCGCTTGAAACCGTACCAAGTGATAGTGATGAAATATTAGCTCCGCCGCTTATCGTCTGATCCGCCACATTGGCATAAAGCGGAGTTCCTCCACCGCCGATACTAAGAAATGTACCAATATCAGTAACCGACACTCCCTTTCGCTCGTCAGTATTTGTGGTACCCAAAACTTCCAATATCTCACTCCCGGACAACTCAGACGATCCCAGTTGAAGAACGCGTGATACCGTTTTTATAAATGGTATATTGAGTTCTTTTGCCATTAATAACCATCCACATCACTGGAATGTTCTTTCCTGCCCTGGCCGGCTTTCCTCAGGAGGCGGCGTATTTGGATCAGGCGGCTCCGGATTGAGAGGCTCAGGCCCACCGAGCTGCTCCTGGCCGGCATCCACAACCTGGGCAACGTTGAACCCAAGCATCTGTGAAAGCACCTGCTGCATCACGGCGCGCAGCGGCCGCAGGTCGCCAGACTTGGCAGCATCGACTACAGCATTGGTGACGCCGGTCAACCGCCGGGTCTCAGCATCATAAATCGCAATGTCATCCTTGGCATCTTTGCCCTTGATCCGCAGCCGTTCCTCGGCAAGGCGCTGCAGCAAATCGCTGATCTGCTGGGTCTTGTCCGTCACCTCACCCTGAAGCTGCTGGATCATCGGCCCAATCGTCTGATCGTCGAGCAGCCAAGGCGCAGTCTGCGTAATGTGCCGTTTGATGCGCTCGCTGATCAGATCAGCCATTGGGAAATCCGCGCTACGGAACATCAGATCGCCAATAATGTTGATCAGCTCCGGACTCGAAGAGATAATCTGCACAAAGGCATTGAAGGCCTCTTGCCGCTGTGTCTGGTAGGCCGGACCTATGTCGGCCTGCACACTGTACTCGCCCATCTTTGGATTGAACAGTATTTCGATAATCTTCGAATCCGGCTGCAAACGCTGCGTGTAAGCATCGCTTGCATTGGGATCGACGGTCACCGCCTGCTCGGTGCCATCCTTCGCCATGATCTTAAGCACCCGCTTAGTATCATAGATATAAGGCGCGAGATCGATGACGATGGCGGCCGTGAATTGAATAGCCATCGCCAGGTTGTCGAGAAAATGATAGGTCGAGGTTTCGCCAAGATGTACACGCTCGGTAATCGCCCGCGGCGAACGCTCAAGCAGTGGATTTTGCTGCTGTGCCGCATACTGACCTGAAGCCATCTCCATCTCTGCGGCAGCCACGCGAATGCCCATCTCGAAAGCCGGCGCTGTCGTTGGTGCGTCAGGCCTGGTGGGTGCCGGTATCGCTTGCCCATCCTTGGTGAAACCCTTGTACGGCAACACCGCTGCATTCTTAATATTCGATGCAAACCACGCCGGCTCATTGCCCTCGATCGCCTCGGCCGGAGCCACCCACGGTGTTTTTGTCTGCAACGCGCCAAACTCAACCTGGGCGCTGGTGTTGTAATTGTACATCCGCTGCGCATCCTTCAACTGCCGGACATGCCCAGTCCTGTGCAGCTTGCCGTCGATGATTTTTTCCCGGCCAGGAAGACGCACAATTGGAATATAACGGCCCTGCATCGGTTGCGTCGGCTCACCACCATCCCGCTGCGGCCTGCCGTCGCGGCGGTCAACAATGACGCTACCCACAATTTTGAACCACTCGAGCTGTGGCCGCCGAACCTTGCGCCTCTTCTCGACCAAGCGCTCGATATCCTCGCGGCGTTCCCAGCCACGAGGGATATCGCTCATCAGAAACACCGAGCTGATGCCGTGCTGATCGCGGACCTCAACCAGCGCGTCATCGACCCGCACGATGCGGAAGAACTCGGCAATGCGCACATTGTATTCGCTTACCCAATTATCGTTCTCGCCAAGCTGGGGCCCTGAAGCCACATCCACATCAGGCCATAATGTCTCCGCTTCCTTGCGCGCCATCTCGTCAAACACAAACGCAAACTGCGCATCAGAGCCGTCACGCTGCTTGATGTTTGGGTCCATGAAGACCTGTAGATGATGCTTGACCGGGACAATCTTGATCACCTGGTCGAATGTCTTTTCATCAGCATACTCAGTGAGAACCCGCCAATAGCCAATGCCGCCCTCAACCTGACTCTCGACCGCATCGTCGTAAATACGCTGCGCCTTACTATTGTACTCGATGTTGCGGAACAGGCTCTCATAAACCTCGGCCGCCTTGAAGCTCACCGTTTCGCCCACTGGGCTCACCTTGATCGATGGCTTGTTCTTCCGGCTGTCGTTGACGATCTGAAGCACATGCTGCGCCGTCTTGTTCACCGTCAGCGCCGGCCGCTCGGCCGAAATCCGGTCCTTGAGCAGCCTCGATGGCCACTGCCAGCCGTTGTCAGGGTCGGCATTGGCAAACTGAATATCGTTGACATAATTCCTGCGGAAATCGTTTTCCCAGTTCTGGCACCACTCAAATTTCTTCTTCGCATCGAGGATAATCCGGTCATCCTCAGAGATCGTCAGCGCCTCCTCGCGGTGTAGCTCCTGAGTGCGATATTCTGAACGCATTTCTCAACTCACACACCCATCCATCCCTGCTGGTGCTCGGCGCGCTCATACTGCCACTCTGTTTCCACCGGGGCAACTATTTCCGGCTGCTCGCCGTCACGCTGTGCCACGGCAAAATAGCGCAAGGCATCACTCGCATGGGTTGACCAGTCATCCTTGGGGTTCACCGTACGCTCGCCAGTGTCAGGATGCACGGCATATTGATAATGCCGCAAGGCCTGCAAGCCATCAACCGTCTTCTCGGCATCGAAATGCATCCGCGGAAACAATGCGCGCGCCGCATTGATGCCATTGGCAATCGCCGAAGCCCCAAGATGTTTCACCCGGCGTACCCGGCCCTCGTAGCCGCTCTCTCTGAACTGTCTGGCTACGGTCTTCGGCGTCGAGAGCCCGCCAACGGCAAAGGCGTCATGCGGCAACCAAACCTCGCCGATCGTATACTTTTTGCCGGCAATCACCTGAAGATAATGATCGAGACCGTAACCTGAATTCTGGTAAAAATCGATCAGATAATAGTCGAGACCAACCTGCTGCACAAACCAGATTGCCGTCATGTCACGCCGGCCAAGGTCAAAGTAACAATTTACCTTGCGATCAAGCATGTGCGGAAAACGCGCAATCCGCCTCTCTTCAACCGCCAGGCTGATCTCCCTGGCATAGATCGCACCCTCGATTACAGCCCGCGGCTTGCCTCCCCACACGGTGGCATAACCCGTGGGGTCCTTACGCTCCATATCACAGCGCTGCTGCTCAAGCACCTCAGGAAACCAGGGGTTGTCACTCCAATTGACCTCGAGTAATTGAGTGCCGGTCGGTGGATCAGTCACCCAGTAGGCATAAGTGTAATCCGTATCCAGCTCAGGATTGAACGTCACCCAGATTTCAGAGCCTTTGCCAAAGGGACCAAACGGCGACGGCTTGCGGATTGTCGGCAGCAACGTCGTCCACGATGACTTGGATACCATGTGAGCTTCCTCGACCCAGCATATATCCACGCCCTCCATGCTCTTTATTTCATTGATATCGTGACGCAAGCCGGCAAAGATAAACTCACTTTTGGTAAACAAATGATCGATCGTCGTATTCTTTACATCAAAGCCGCCAAGGCCGAGTAGCTCGATCTGATCAACCAGCAATTTGTGCACGCTGTCCCGGATCGATTTCTGAATTTCCCGGCAGCAAAGAATGCGCAACTTTCTGCGGCGGGACAGGATAAGAAGCGCTCTGGCGACCGACCAGCTCTTCATCCCGCCCCGGCCGCCGTACATCACCTTGTACGGAGCAGGACGGAACAGCAAGTGACCTACATTCTCGGCAAATTGCACCCGCATTTTCCACAACTTTTCACTGGATGCTTATCGGCGGCGGCGTTGTTACCTGCGTGTGAAACTGCTGCACATTGACCGTAGTAGACTGCATGAATCCGTTCAACCAAGCCAGAAAAAGGGCTACTGCCGGCACACTTACCGGCGGTTGGTTATTTCCAATCAATTGTGCATTATACTGCGTAGCAATCCACGCAATCATTTGCTGAAGATCAACATCTGAAATCGTGTAGCTCTTGGTGCCGTTGATTGCACCTGTAGGAGGCCAAGTCAAATTTGATGGCCAGCCGGGAGGAGCCGTTGCCGGCAAAGCAGCAAAGCCGGCAGACGTTATCGAAACCGTTCCGGCAAAGGCCTTGCTGGCCAGAAACAAAAAGCTCGCCACTGTCAGAAAGCTCTTGCGCATTGTCTTCCTCCTCGGTGTCAGAGCCCCACGCATACCCAGCTCATTGCCGTCTGTGCAGTTCCAAAAGTCACAGTAAGCACGGTTGTTGACGTGACTACCTCCACGGTCGACGCTGCACTGCCAGGAGCAGCCGTACAGGCCGGCGCATTGGCAAAAGCAGCAGCAAAATTAATCGCACAGCTAGTTGTGCTGGTGAACGTAGCCTTGCCGCCGTGATCGCTGCCGCCGGTACCCACCGCAAATCCAGTGGCCGCCGGACAGGCATTTACAGTTGGTATGCCTTGACCGCTGATGTGACGCAGCGTCAGATCACGGAAGGTGCCAGCCGACCCGTTATCAACCTCGACAACACCCGTGGAATTGCGGGCAAAGGCAATATCCGGCGTGCTAAGAGCAAAAGCATTGCTGCTCCAGCCATATGTTCCACCTGAATTTACCTGTACCACTCCAACGCTAAAAGTAGAATTTATGCCAAAAATCTGTGCGCCTGCTGAAGATAAACCGAGCCAGTTGGCCGCACCGGAGCCGGAAGCAGAACCGGTAGCAAACAGAA